GGCGTAGTTCTCTGTTGCTATGCTCTTAATAATTGCATCATTGATCTCAGGTGTATACGCTACACTTGGGTCTAGCTCTAACTCTTGTACATAATCCATATCATCTACACCTTCATGGCGCATGATGTTATATGATTGTAACTCTTTTACTTCACTCATAATTATTCATCCTTAACGAATATGCCATCAACCATTCGTCCAGTTCGTTTGCTGATAACCTCATAAGCTTGATCGAGGCACTCGTATAAATTAGTATTCCACAGGCGTGTCTGCATGATGAGAGTAACAAGTATATCCCCAATGGCATCTATCGCCTCCTCTTTGTTGTTACTGGTAATAGCATCTGCTAGCTCCTTAACTTCTTCTTCCGTCTTTACTAGCTGCTTAGTACGCCTAAAGGTATCAGGGGCTGCATCAGTAAGGATACCTTTGCTGTACCCCCAATCAACTACCTTATTCTCTAAGCTTTCTGTTATCTCAAACTCACTCATCGCCTTCTCCTAGGGAACTCAGGGTTACCGTCATAGTAATTAAGTTTAAACATCCGAGCATTGAGACATTGGATATCCTACCATTATAACTTTCAAGCACATCACCTAAGTCTGCTAATAGGGACTCCTCTACTATAAAACTTTCTGAAGTTACTACAGGTACGTCTGTATCAACCACTCCGGGCATTGTTACTACTTTATCATTACTCATTATTTATCCTTATATTAAGAAAAGAAATAGTCAGAACTTATGACTTCTTCTATTTTAAGATCACCTATCTCTGGTTGTTTTACTGCGTAACCCTCACGGCCCTCAAGGAGCAATGATTCTATTCGATCAAAGAAGTTATCCACGTTGTACATCATAGCGAACTGCCACTTAGTATGCTCTAGTAACTTGTCTACCTCACACGCATGGGTTGAGAACGAATCATGTACTGCCCCAAAGCTCCCGGGGAATGACTCGATAACCTTAGCCATGTGTGCTGCATCCATAGAGTGTACAAAGTTTGGTGAACAGCCTGATGCAAAAGACCTTCGGCAAGGTATAGCATTACCTTCTTTAGTTATTACAGGTATCTTTATGCTATGCCCTATCTGCCCTAGGCCACCTATGGTACTCCTTAGTGTCAGGTTCTTTTGTTTCCACACTTCGTATAACACTGGGAAACCTGACGGTGTAGTCCACTGCAAGCATGTCTCTCCACTTTCTAGTACATAGTCTGTAATCTTTTGGAGAAACTTCATGGTCTTTAGGGGACCTACACATGTATCATTAATAGCAAGGATTAGATTCTTAGATAGCTTATCGCAATCATCTTTACTTATCCTGTACTTCTTATGATACCCCTCTGTCTTACAGTCATAAAACATATTCTCTGCAATCTTCTTTTGACCTGCTGAATATGCCCTAGTCATTGACCCACGTTTAGCTATACCTTTCCTAATGGCTTTCATAGGTATGTTTCTACCATCAAACCACTCAGGCATTCTGTCTATCAAACGTTTCGCAACCTGTACATAAAAGTCCTTTTGTATACTTTGAGGAACAATTGAGACCAACTCACCTGCTTCACTGTCCTTAGACATCGCAGCCAAATGCTGCCATCCATTGTTACTCCCGTCTACAGGTATGGGTAGTCTTGATTGATAGACTCCCTCGGCCTCTACGTAACCCTTAAGATCAAGACAGCATGCCAGTAGTGTTATTGGCTTCTCTGCTTCTGTCCTGAACTTCATCTCTACTGCATCTTTGATCAAGGCTTCCTTGTTGTTGATCGTCCACAACGCCCTGTCTTCTAGTGTCATTTTGTCTACTGAAATAGTATCCAAGTCTTCTTCTGCTAAGTGATGCTTGTAGTCTTCGGTTAACCATGTTAAGTTGTCTAGCTCCTCTACTGTGTAATCTTGATTGTATGAACAAGCAGTGTGCACACATAACCAAAAGAACCCTCGGTCATCCATAGGCTTACTGTTACTAAACTCAAACAAACCTTTGGATAAGTCGGACCCTTGGTAGTTTAGAAAGGGCTCAGTGTAATACACCCTACCCCTGTAGTCACACTCAACTGCTTGGTAAAAGGTTTCACTTCCAATAGCTCTTGCTTTGTTGAGGATGAACTTCATTTCAATACGCTTAGACCTAGCCTTGTCAGACTTATCGTCCATATCTATGAACTTACTAACGTTATCCCTAAGGGCCTTTACTATGTCCACGTTAAGCCGCCATGCAACGCCCTGTAGCTTGTCTAACGCTTTGACAAAGGGTTGGTCAAGGCATTGGCTAAAGTCTCTCTCAGAGGTCATACGTTTGATATACGGCCTCTTAGTTATAGGGTTCCTCAACCCTGTTATCTTCGGGAATCTTCGGAAGCTAGTACCAGTTAGTGTAGCTCTCTCAAAGTCCTCAGGGATTTCACCTAAGTCTTCCCAGTTTTCTGTTAAGAATATAACATATGGTGCACGATAGCCTTCGTACTCCCTCTCTACCTCCACGTACTTTAGCTTTAGTAGTGCTTCAATAAACAGATCACCTACTGCAAACAGTTCTGTGTAAGAACTATTCTTAATACCCATACGAGATAGCACTGCTAATCCTATGGCTGTCGATGTGGCTGTTAGTTTAAAGCTTTTACTGCTAGTATTACGGGATCTAAGGAACGTACTCTGGGCTGCTTGTACTGCACATATGACAAGCTCTTCATACTTTAAGCCATAGTCCATATGTCTGTTTAAGAGTTCGATGCCCGAGTGATTCCTACCCCGGGCACCTTCTCTGTTGCTTCTTATATACTCTGCTACTGCATGTATAGCTCCAGCCATTTACACTCCTGCGTTGTAGTCTAAGAAATCTACTTGACCTTTTAATCGTTTCGTTCTTTGATCATAGTATGCTGAACCACAATCCCCAGTAAGCCCTGTAAATCTGGACTTGAGTACCCTGAGGTGTATGGTGTTTCTTTCATCTTCATTCTGTGCTATTAGGTTACGGGCAAATGTAACGATATCAAAGCTAATCTGCTTGATTGAACCTGAACCTTTGATGTCATCAATAGACGCAAGGTGCCCCTCTTCGAAGGACTTACCTTGAGACTTACGTAGGTGGGATATAATACCCAACCAGACATCATGTTTCTTTACAACCTTAAGCAGGTCAGACATGATAGCATCGATTGCTTCATTACCAGTCTTACCATCAGTACCCTCAGATACAGCGATAGTAATATGGTCAAGCACCAAATGCTTACAACCCAATAGACACAAGTTCTCTATTTGATCTATAAGAGAAGAATCAGATACAGCACCGTTATGATCAAGGAGAATGAGACGGTTGTCTCCAAACACCTTATCAAATGCATCTCGCTCCTGTTCTTCTGTTGGGTCTTCAGGTACAAACATCTGTATAAACTTCTGGGCTGAGTCACCAATAGATTCCTCAAGTGATACCATCCCAATGTTATCATCCGTTTGTTCCTTCAACTGTAGTATAATTTCTTTAATCATAGTAGACTTGCCTGAGCCAGTACCTGAAGTAAATAGTGTTATCTCTCCATGGCGCATACCACCTAGCTTATCGTTCAACCCGCTAAGGCAACTAGGGTATGGCACTGACTGTACTGTTTTGCGTTTTACATACTCTTCCCATATGGCTTCACCTCGTACTACTGCAGCCGGTGTATATGGCTGAGCAGACCAGAACGCATTTACTAAAGCCTTGTGTCCATGTTTAATTAAAGTCTCACATGGATCATTTTCAGGTAGACTAGCTACCTTTACCTTATCCCAGCCAATGATCTTAGCCGCATTTTCTACTGCCTTCTCACCAGCTTCATCTTGATCAAACATTAATACAACTGTATCGAATGATCGTACCCACTCACGATTACTGATAAGCGGGTTGAGGTTACTGGAAGATGGTAGGGATACTACGGGGAATATCTTACCCCCGTTTGTTAGAGTTGATTGGGCCACTGCCATTGCATCTAGCTCACCCTCAGTGATTACTAATGATCTACCACCTTGGGTGAAAGTGGATTGTCCGAATAAATCTATCTCAGAGAAATCACCCTTGACCCTAAAGTCCTTAGGTAACTGCCTAACCTTGTAAGCAACTGTCTTACCCTTCCTAGTATAGGGGTAGTAGTGAGCTTCTATTGTACCATCTTGGTTGTACGCTACTCGCATACCATAGTGTGCTGCTACTTGCTTTGTGATACCACGCTCTTGTACACCACGGGTATCGTATGCATCTATACTTTGTAGACTTTCAGTTTGCTTTGGTTGATATGATTCTTGCATTGTATTTTCTCTTTCTTTATCAAATGTAATTTTATCACAGACGAAACACTTACCAATACCATTGGAGTACATACCGACACCATCGGATGAACCACAATGTTTACAGGCTACGTGCCCAACAAATCTATCTTTCTTCATCAAGACCACCGTTCTTCTTTAAGATTCTTTATCACTCTTCTCTTCTGTTGTGATTCCTTCTTCCTCTGAATCCGTGAGGCCTTCTTTGTCCTTCCGTTCTTCTCGTACTCCAGAGGCGATTCTGGATAATCGTTCTCTTGTTTCTTCATTAACTTCTTCCTTAGGTATAAACTTAATTGCACCAATCTGTCTGTTGAGATATACAGGTGTACCATCAGGGTACTTCTCAGTTAGAACATCAAGCTCCCACTGTACCTTAACTTCTCCAGCAGATAACCCACCCTTAGTTTCAAACAGTTGTAGTATCTCATACTTAAACTGGTCACTACCTAACTCATCTACCATAGTATTAATATGCTTAGACGAGCTACTGTAGGTCTTCCAGTTAGATACCACTCTGTCCTTCCCTTTACGATACTGATGGAACTGTTTACGTCCTATGTATCTTTTAGGATTCTCAGGGTCAGTACATGTTATTAAATATATAAATCCAAAGTAATCATCAGGGTCAAAGGGAGAACCGTAG